TTTCCTAAGATTATCGAGTGGGACATCGTTGAGGAAACAGACATGACTGAAGGGTCACAACAGTTGGCCTGTGTTGGTAACAGTTGTGAAATCTAGAGTGGAACTGAAGGGGTCTTAAGTGACCCCCTTTTTTTACTGCGTACCAAACAAAGAATCCATACGTTGTTCTCTAGGTCCTAAAGCATTAGTCCTAGCCACAAGACCTCTACCAATAGAAGACATTCTGTCTTCCGTAGTACCTAGATTAGACATTCGTTGTTGCCTTGTTCCAAAAGCTACTAAACGCTCCTGTCTCTCAGCAGCAGACTCTGTTATCTCTCTGTCCCTTTCTTCTTTTTCTTTCTTCTGTCTTTCAACAAAAGTTTCTTCTTGTGCTTTTTCCTCTGCTTCTGCGACTATCTGCTCACCCGCTGCCCTAAAAGATGAGTATACTATTGCCCTCTGAGCTAACAAGTTTTTCTTAGTTACTGGGTCTTTAGTCCTAGCCAGTCCTTTTTCTATTTCCCCTAAAACGTCCTTTAAAGCGTAGGAAACTTTAGCTCTTATGTTTGCAGGAGTTGTTGACTTCATAGCTCTTTTAAGTATTACATAAGGAGAAGCAATAATCCCCATACCTAAAGCATAGCCAGCGTTGGCTACTTTACTAAGGGCTGAGTCAGAAACTAACTTATGCAGTCCTAGTTCTTGGATATATCTACCTAAAGCACTTTTAGCTTCATTAGCTGCTTTAATTGACATAGTGTCCTGAACACTCAATATTCTACTTTGCCTTTTAAGCATGTCTTCAGCTTCTGGGACAACATCAAATACAGCCCTGTTTCCTGCTTTCCTCACTGCTTTAGCTGCTAAAACTGCTGCGTTTAAACGATTACCGCCAGCGTCCACACCTCTTCGTTCCATCTTGTCCATGAATATGCGACGTGCGTTAAAAAGACCCTCAAAAGTGTTTCCTTGTTTATTGAGGATAGACAAGAACTCTTCGTAGTCGTCTTGCAAATGCTTAACGGAAGCTTTACTTTTAAAAATAGTTGGGTTGTTCTTTTTTATTTCTGCAAACTCTTCAACTACTAACTGTTTTAGTCTGGTCGCCTCAATAACACCCGCCTTTCTTCTTTTAGCTATGCCTAAAATAGAAGCGTCTAGTTTCTCCAAGTACCTCTGTGTACTGTTTAAGTTTTCTTGTAGTGTCCTGTTCCCACGAACCCCTGCTATTTTTAACTCGTCTACTACTTCTAGCTGCTCTGGAGTGGCTAACTGCTTCTGGACTCTAAAAGGACCTTGAGGGTCTGTAGTTAGCTTTGCTTGTTCAGTAGATTTTTTAGGGGTAGAGTAAGCTATATTATAAACGTCTTTGTCAATACCAGCTAAAGGAGAAGTAGTTTTTCTAGTTCCTACTTCAGTTATTTTAATAGGTTTTAAGTCAGGAGAAGCTTCATGAATGATTCTTTTAGGAAGTCCAAATGAGATATCAAAAAAAGACTTAAAGTTTGCAGCAGAGTCAGGATACATCTCTGAGTATTTTTCCCAAGCTTCTGCACCAGAAGATAGAGCCTCGATAGCTTCTTGACCAACGTCCGTCTGAACTGCTTGGTTAAAAAACTCTAAAGCACCTTCTTTAAACTCATCAGGCACTAAACCAATAGCTTTTGTCGCCCCAACTACAACAGTGTTTCCAATAACATCAAAGGCAAGAGCAACAGGAGAACCCACGCTCTGTAAGAGTACTGAATTTAAAGACGTTCCTCTTTGTATGTCTTCTGGGCGCATAGGTTCTAAAGCAGCTAGGTTAGAGGTATCTAAAAAGTCCTCAACACTTTCTCCCATTCTTTTTCCAATGGCTTCTCCCCTCTCTACAAACCGCTGTCCCGGCTCAACAAATATTTGTTCCATAGCAGTGGGACCTTGTTCTTCAACAGGCTTGTTTGCAAGAACAACTTCTTTTACTTCCATTGCTCTTCTAAAAGCAGAAGCATCATCTCCAGGTTTTGCTTGTGTGGGACTGACAAGAGAGTAACCCATTGCTCTCTCAAAAGCTTCTTTATCGTTAGACATGATAATCCTCTTAATCGATGTTTATTTCGTGGAACCTACCGCCTTTAAACTTGTACTTAGTTCCGTCAGGTCCGGTCGGAGCGTAAAAAATAGAACCTGTATCTGGGTCTTTACCGTAACCAGCAGACACATATTCAGGACTGTTCCAGTCTATAGCGTCTGTAGGAACAACACCGGAAGCAATTTGTTGTATCCTATCTAAGTGGGTAAAAATTTTCTCTAAAGAATCCTTCTGGGCATCTGCTGACTGGCCTATGTTTAAAAGAGCTACCTCTGACTGTAAAGCCCTAAGTTCCAAGTTAGAGACTGCCCCTAAACCAGTAGACCCTCCTCCGGCATGTTTTAACTCCTTAATAGCCTCTAAACTCAGACTTGCTTTAACAGATTCCAACAAACTGTTTCTATCGTAGGCCGTTGAACCCCCCCAAAAGTTACCCATTATTTGACCCGTCACGCCTGAAGCTGTCCATCCTGAGTACTTTGATTCAGGGTCCATTAGGTCTGTAAGGTCGCTTTTAATCCTAACTATCTGAGAAATCCTCCCATTGTCTATCTCTTGTTCTGCTAAAGTCCTTCCCGCTGGTACAGTACTGATTGTGTCAGTTAGTTTCCCGTCTTTAAACACACGAATGTATGGGTCGTCTTTAGAACTTTCAACAATATTAATTTTAGGAGCAGTAGGTTTAAAGGCTCCTTTAGCCAGTACTTCTTTTGTGACAGGGTCAATTAGTGTCGCCCCGGCACTTAGAACAATTGGTTCTTTTGGTTTACGAGATTCTGTTATAAGCTTTCTTAACTCTGCCACACGAGGCTCTAAAAGAGAAGCCCTATCTCCCGCTGTTGCCGCTGCTCTAAGAAAGTTTCCTGACTGTCTGCGTAAAGCCTCTGGGATTGTTTTATCAGTTGCGTAGTCCTGTAACTCAGACATTAACACCTGTGCCCCAGCTCTAGTTCCCTGTATTTGTTCTTGAGCTATTTTTTGTTTCTCTTCTCCCGCAACAGCAGCCTGCATTATTTGAGCAGCTTGTTGTGGGTTTGTTTGAGCCATCTGCTGCGACAAAGCCTTCATACTTGCGAAGTCTCCAGAACCCTGCGCGGCTTGCACCTGTTGCATCAACTGGTTAAACGCTTGTTCCTTCTTCCTCTGCTTCATCTGCCCCGGAACACCACCAATGGCAGCACCTAAGCCAAACAAGCTTTGTGACATCTCTGGCCTGCCTAAGCTAGACAGAAATCCTTGTGAAAATTGAGCCATTACATGTTCTCCTTATTAACTAAACAAGCCACCAAGTGCTGAACTAGCGATGCTGCTACCAAAGCCACCAGCTAAATTAGCTTGTCCTAAACCAGACTGTAGCAGTGCTTCTAAGCCTGTAGTATAGGTTTGACCGTATGATTTTGCTTGTTCCGACATAGCTTGTCTCTGACGTTCTGCAGCAGACATTCCGGGCTGCAACGCACTCAACAACTGTGCCTGTGGTACATAGCCAGCGGCTAACATGCCTGTCCCCAGTTGGGACTGACGTTGCTGCTCTTGTCCTGCAAACTGCATAGCATTTAGCATTGCACTGTTCCTAGCTTCTTCCTGTGCCTTAGCCAACGCAAGTTGTTCAGGAGTTCCACCAAACTGTGCTGTACGTACACCTGTGCGTCCCTGCGCCGCCATACGTTGTTCTAAAGCCAGACGCTGTCGTTCTTCTTCAGGAGACATGGCTGCCCGCATACGGTTGTACACGTCTTGCTCACGTTGAGCTATAGGAGCTGCTGCTTGTCCAAAGAACATACTTGCGTCTGTCAGAGCTTGCTGCTGTAGAGCCTGTTCTTCAGGGGAAGCAGTCAGTTGGTAAGACATCTGACCCGTAGCAGGGTCCTGCATCATACCAAACTGTCCACCAGTAGAAGAAGTCACAGTGTAAGGCTGAAACTCCATCATACCACGGAGTTCTTGAGCTAATCCTTCTTCTCCTGATAGACCTTCATAAGCCTCTCGACCAATGTCTCCTATGTCGCTGTACCCTTTTTCAGCAAGGGCTAGACCAGCGGTGCCTAAGCCTAGGGCGGCGGCAGTGTTTCCAGCCTTTCCTTCGCCCCCAATACCCTCTAAAATATTTGTAAGAAAATTAGTGCCTTTAGCTTCCAGATTGTCAGTAAAAACTGCCATCAGTATGTCCCTCCGTTAATAGTCCCTGTAGCTAAAGTGCCTGTAAAGGTCAGCGCAGGTATTGTTACAGTGCCTGTGAACGTAGGTCCAGCAGTGTCTGCTTTTGTTGCTACTGCAGTTGCAATGTTGTCAAACTCAGTTTCAAACTCAGTTCCTTTGACAACCTTGTTAGGGTCACCTGCAGACAAAGTATCCTTTGCAGCAAAGTCCGTTACTTTAGTATAATTACTCATATTGTTTTACCTACTAGTGCAAGTACATTGATTTCTTGGATTGACAGTTCGTTGCCGTTGATACTTGTTTCCATACCAATGCTCAATGTTCCTCCACTGCCGTTAGTGTTTACAGCGTCTTTAGATGTCAGGATACCGTCTGAATACTGACCCACGGTGTATTCGTCTAAACCAAACTCTGCTTTTGCTTGGTCCTTCAGCGTAATGACGCTTGTGTTGTAGGAAGAACCAAAGTCGTAGTCCCACTTTAGTAGTACATCAAGACCACTACCACCTACTACCGTCGGTCTAATCTTCTTGAGGAACTTGAGTTTAGAGGGGTCACCAAAGGACAACTCAGGGCTGAAGTACTTGAAGCTGTAGGAACTACCGTTGTCCTGAAAGCCTGTGTACTGCCCTATGCCCTGTGCGCTACCTACGAGCAAGTCTCCATTGTCCTTGCGTTCATAGCAAGTAAAACTAGTTCCAGGCCATCGTGTAACTCTGTATGACCCGTTTTCCAGAGTGCCTCTAATGTCAAAACAATAAGTCATGTTTTGGTTTGTAAAAGTGAGTAAGTAGAAGTTTGCTTCTGGGTAATACACAGACTTGTAAACTTCGTTTGCTTCATTAATTAGCTGTATGATGTCCGTGGTAATTGTACCGGACAAACTACTTATTGGCATAGATTTTTCTTGTATCGTTCTTCCAAAGCTT